TTTATACTAGAACATTGTCCAATTGGTAGTGAGATTATTGTCCAAACCCACAAGGATGATGCTCGTGGTAAGTTTGGTCGTATTCTTGGTGAACTAATCGTAATGGATGGTGCTTTAAATCTTAACAAACATATGATTAATGAACATATGGCCGTAGAATACTTTGGACAAAGTAAAGATGACATTGAAGCACAACACCTAGAGAATCGTCGTATACTCTACGAACGTTGGGAACAGGAAACTATTCTTTAACAACGTGTGTGTGGTCATCTACAGTTTGAATTAGTCTGTCTACCAATCTAGATATTGCTTCTGGTTTTTCGTCGGCTTTAAATACTACTCGTATCTTAGCCATACCATTTGAGTTTTTACTGATTGTTCCTGAGTCTATTTGTAGGTTTTTAATGGAATGTTCTTTTACTTGTTCACCATTTGATTCCTTTCGTCTCAGGAAAGACAACAAACCACGTTTTAATTTGGATGGTTCGTTATCACCAATAGCGAGTTTTGTTTTAAACTCCATTTCTAATTCAGATAGACCAATAGAAGAGTGGTCTGCTAAAACAAATAATGGGACGACCATCTCATTACCATTAATGTTGAATGTGGTAGTGAGTGGCGTCCCATCTTTGTCAAAATAATTTGAAAGATTGTTAATATGTTGTCGTTCCGAAATACTATTTGCTATCATAGCGGCTTCTTGGATACCGCCTAGTAACTCTTCTAAATTAAATTTTGCCATTATCGTAACCCGTATTGTTTTTTAATCTTGTTTATCTGATTTGTAACTTCTCTGTATTCCTTTTTTAATTCTGGACTTACATTGAAGCTCATAATAATGTTACAATGTGGACATTGTGATGTTGGATTCTTAACGATAAAGTCTAAGTCTAACCCAATATCCTGACCACAGGATAAACAAGGCATTGCCATATTAATGTAACCCTTTTGTTAAATGATGTCAACTAGTTGGAGCAGGTACTACTGCTGGGTCCATCATCATTTGCATCATATCTGATAGCTTTAACATTCCTTCGGTTGGTGGTAGTTGTTCTGCGTGAACTTTAACATCATATTTAGCAGAGTTGTCTGTGCTACGGGTGTTTTCTTTGTGTGTAGAAACCTTACCCGACATCTTGACCGAATACTTAGCACCCCAGAATCCACCTGAAACTGATGCGTCTACTTGAGAAGAAGTATCGGTTGAGCTGGTTGACATCTCAGAACTCTTAACTTCCATAGTAAACTGAATATCAGCAGATGTGATTGCTAATGCTGGAATGGGGACGAGTGGTAGAAGGGGAACCATAGAATTGATTTGTTGTAGTTCTAGTTCTTGTGTGTCAGGATTTTGCACATACCTGTTTAACTGAACATCAATCTTTCTAGCGGAACTCTTGTCTCCGTCTTGTGGTTCAAATGCGACTTCTTGGATATACTTCCAAGTGATATCATTTAATTGTGCTTGACCTTTAGCCATTCCAACGAGTGGTTGTACAATCAAATCCTCAATAGGAAGTCCTGCGAATTGTTCTGCAACTTCATTTGCCATAACATTTCTCCGTTAACTGTTTGTTATAAATAGGTTACGTAACAATTAAAAAAAAATCGGGGTGGGTCCGAAGACCCACCCCTCTTTTTTATCCATCAACTTCAGATGTTATCTTAGACTAATTCTAGTCCGTCAATAACAATCTTACCGAAGAACTCTGGGCGGACAATCTTCTTCGCGTAGCGAGTCATGACACCACGTCTTGGTGTGAAGTTATCTGGGTCGTACACTAGAGGTGTCATTAGGAGCGGAATGTACGGAGCGTACACAGCACCTGTCTCTAGGAAGTTTGCTCCACGGAAGCCCATGAGGACGATGTTCTCTGTCATGTATGGGTTCTTGTAGATTGTGAAGCGGTTTTGGAATGAACCAACCTGTGAAACACCAGCGGCAAACTCCATCTTGTCACCATTTGTTCCAGCCATGAAGCCGGGGATGGTTTCAAGAATTGTAGCAACTGTTGGAGAAACAACTGCGAAGTTAGCACCACCACGGAGTGTGAGTTGGTGAATTCTGTTGGAAACTCTCTGCATCTTCTGACCGAGAGTTTGGAACCATGTCATGTTTGTCCATGCGGTTCCATTTGTTTGTGCATCAAAACTGGTTCCGTTCCAAACGTTACCAATTTGAGCTGACCAGTAGTCAGTTGTTGTAGCATTGACGATAAGCATATCAAGAATCTCAAGGTCAATCTCAAGAGAAATATGGTCGCTTAACATTGCTGTTAACTCAGCCTCAGCATCAACACTGTGGTAAGCGTTGAGGTCCTGAGCGAGTTCTGGTGACCAGACAGCTTTCAACTTACGTGTCTTAGCTGCGATTGTCTCGCTACGTAGTTGAATGTTGATTTCTGGAATGTTGAGGTTTGTTCCGTCAGGAGTTTCTCCACCCTGAATTGGATCTCTGTCCTCAAAATCACCACGGTTTGTTTCAACTGGTTGTTGACTATATGCAACTGTTGCTAATGTTCCATCAATTGGAGCTACAAAATTAATGAAAGCTCTATCTGCAGTTAGTGCAGTAAATTGTGGAAGGAATGTTGATCCAAAATCAATACCAGATCCAGATGGAACAAAACTACGAACACCTTCTAAATCTGGGCGTGTGAATCCACTGTCAGATGAAGAAATCTGATATCTCATATAAACAGTTGAAGATGAAGTTTCCTCATAATTGAGGTCGGCGGCAGATGCGGTTGTAACTGCAACTCCACCAGCTAAAGTAGCGGTTTGTTCATTAACTGAATAACCGAAACGACCCGCGCCATAGAAACCATCTCTTGGTAGGTCACCACTACCACTTGTGACTCCGTAGATAGACTCGTTTACAGCACGGTCACCACGTGCGTTGTTGTACTGGAAGTCCATGAAGAAGACTAGTCCAGCTGGAAGGTTCATTGGTTGTACAGAAACAAAGTTCTTAGCAGCAATCTGTCCAAGAACCTTTCTGACCAATGGAAGAGCAACACCAGCCCAGCTTTCTAGACCGGCTGTTGTTTGTGTTGCTGATGCTTCGTTAAGAAGCTGACCTGCTTGGTTCTCAAGAAGAACGGCCATACCGTTTCTCTCATGACCCTCTAGGCCTTCTAGAAGACCACTCTTTTCCCACTTATCAGCCATTCTACGAGCTTCACTTGATAGCTGTTGGTGAGCAGTAGCAGCTTCGTTTAGAAAACTTGTTACATCACTCATGTTTCAATCTCCGAAATTAAATGTTAAATTAAAGTACTTTGACACCGGCTAGCTCCTGCATTCTTCTGCGGAAGTCAGCTCCTGTGTCTTCTGTGATAACTTCTTTCTTTGGAGCAGTTGACCCAACAACACCAGATGCGATACTTTCGGTAACGACCTGTTGTGTTGACACCTGCTTCTTAGCTGTCTTGCCTGGAATTGTTGCTTCACTTAGTGTAGCATAAAGCAACTTGACCTCACGAAGAGTAGTAGCAAGGTCGAATGTCTCAACGACATGAACCTTCTGTTCTTTTGTGAGTTCGCGGTTTTTGAACAGCTTGTTTGTAAAGAGTAACTTAGCATTAAGAAGATTGACTTCATTGAGCTTACCACGAAGTATTTCAACAGCCTTACGATATTCGGCCAGCTCAGATTGTAGTCTTGCATTTTCCTCAGCCACTTGAGCTTCTTGGACATTTTCTTCCTCAGATAGCTCGGCTTCGATTTCGCGAAGAATTTCCTCAATATCAAGGTCATCTTCTTCGTCCTCTTCATCGTCCATAGCCATTTCTGACTTATCGTCATCCATGTCCATGTCTAGTTCATCATCATCCTCATCATCCACATCCATGTCTAGTTCATCATCCTTATCACCGTAATCGTCCTCGTCAAGAGCACCACCAGCAAGTTCTTCAACTTCTGCTTGTAGTTCACGGATGATAGCTTCTAGGTCTAGGATACCTTCGTTGACTTCTTCTGCATCCTCGTCAACTTGTTCTTCTTCTGGCATTAACTCAGGCTTTTCTCCTGCACCACCTTCTTGTTTGCCATTAGCACCAACACCCGAAGACTTACTTGATGCTGGTGATGGTTCTTTGTTGTCTGATGCCGCAATACCGGATGTAGCATCATTTGCGATTTCTTCAACCGCTTCACCTTCTGGTTCAACCGATTCACCAACTTCAGCATATCCATGAGCATCCGCAGCTTTGTGTGGGTCATGTGCTTCATTAAGAGCTTTTGTAATCTCTTCTTTGATAGCTGGTGCGATTGATTCTTCTAATTGAATCTTTGCATTTGCGATAGCGGTTTCACGAACACGCTCTGCATCAGCAATTGCTTCCTTTAGAAGATCATTAGTAATACTAGCCATATCGACCTCTCGTATTGAAAGATTATTAGAATCTTTAATGGGTATACAATAAAAAAATACCACCTAAAAATAGGTGTAATCTTATAATAAGTATTACGTTAAATGTGAAAACGTTAATTATTATTGTATTTTCTTCGGTTCTGTTCTTTCTTGTCTTCGCGAATACGGCGGCGAATTGCCTCTTCCTTCTTTAGTTTCTTCTTGACCGAAGGTTTTACGTATTCACGGCGGTCGTAAATTTCTTGGATGATTCCGGCTTCTTTAACTTTCTTGTTGAAAATACGAATGGCTCTTTGTACATCCGCATCTGTGTTTCCTGTAACTTTTACATACATAACTTATTCCTTTACCAAGGTGGATTCATTCTTCCAGTTGTGGGATTTAATTGATTATATAATGAACTACTCAAATTTGTAATAATACTATCATATTGTTCTTGACCCATAGATTCGGTTACCCAACCAAATACTTGGTCGTGTGTTAGACTATCATAATCTGTAAATGAGGCAGAATCAGCAGCACCCAAATGTTGTGTTCCAATGTTTCTTGCACTCCAAGAACCACTGACATCAAGACTTGATGTAGCTTCTGTTGTGGCACTTACTTGCCAGTGAACATTGTGTACGACATTTTGTAAACTTGCTGACTCATAGGTCACATCTAATGGATTAAAAGTCCAAGTATATGTAATTGACATAATTTCTCCTTGTGATTAACTAATCACTATTTGTCACCTCAGCCTTTGTGCCTCTTTTTGGCTTCACCGAGTTGTTTGTCTGTTGATTTTATAAGTAAGTCATTCATTTTGTCTAATAACTCCGTTCTGCGTAGGACTTTGAATGCTAAATTTTCGGTTGAGAACTCACCATCTTTTTGTAAACCACTGGTTCTCATCTTTTGTATTTTTTGTTTTGTTTTTTCTATACCTTGGATGACCTCATCATACTCACCTTTATTAAATTTATTGAGTAAGATTTTGTATAAGTCAAAAAAGTATTTAGCCTTGACCATGATGTCTTTTTCATCATAATCAGCATCAGTTGGTTTTGGCTCTTTTAACCACTTGTTGTCTTTTACACTAAAAAGACCAGTTGCTGTGTGGTCTTCACCATCGTCCTCTACATATACTTCTATTTCGTATGGACCAACATTAATATCGTGTTGTTTGTTCCAATTATATTTGGCAAACGAGAAAAACCTATCCACTAAATCTGTATCTTTATTCACTTCGTCAAAATCTACGATAACGTGGAGGTCAATGTCTGAGAATTTTGACCAGTTATAGTTAGCAAGACTTCCTGTAAATCTAATGTCTTTGATTTTGGGTGGGTTTTTAAGTTTCCAACCTTCTATAAAATTAGCAGCGACACGCATCAATACTTTTCTAACCTTTGGGTCTAACTTATCGTTTTTCCATATCTTGGGTTCAAGAGTCTTTTGTGGTTTAAAAGACTTGATGACCTGTCCGGCGTCCAACTTAGAACTCCGTGCGTGATGCTAATTTATATGCGATTGCTACGATTTCGTTGGTAGGTCTTTTAAGAAGACTTTTCTTTTGTTCGTAGGTTAATTTGTTTAATACATTGGACACCATATAAGCAGAGAAACCATCAATCATTTGACCATTGATTTCACCAGATACTCTGTTGTCTGCCATTTGGTGGAGCTGTTGCTCTAAGACCTCAAACTCTTGTAGTTGTTTATGAGTATCAAAAAAGTTCTTTACATCAAAGTCAGGATTACTAGCAATGTATTCTGCTAGACTATCCATAATTCTATCGCCTAGTTTATCTAATACCTTTCTGGTATATGACCCTTCGTTGAGGGTTTCTAGACGGGAGAGGACTTCGGTTTTTGTCATCTTACTTCGGATAAGAAATCGTGAATAAGAGAATCAAGATTCATAAGAACTTGGACTTGACCGGGAGTTACGGATTCGTTAATGAATGCGCCGTGTGTAGATGGATTGGAAACAACATCAAAACAAATAAGGTTGAAGTCGTCTTGAACCTCTAATGTATTTTCATCCATATTTTTGACCGAACCAACACCACGACTACTAACACCAAGACGAATATTGTTCTTGACCAACTCACGAACAATGTTTCCGGCAGGTGTTGAGAGAATCTGCATATCACCAACTACATCGTCACCTTTTGTATCAATACGGGTAACATTGGCACATACATTTCTTAGGTTAACTACTGGGCTTTCTGGGTGGTCAAGTTCACCGAGTGCTCTGTTTTCATTTACAAACTCAGTTCTATAACGAGCAACTTCTTTCATTAAGATTTCTCTTGGATAAACACGACCATTTTGGTTCTTGGCGTTAGCTCTTTGTAGAACCACATTACGTAAAACGAGAGGTCTAGAAACGTCTCTAGCCTCTGCGATGACATTACTGTCATATTGAATAAAATTTGTTTCTACTAAAAGCTTGCTCATGATTTTAACTCCCTGAGACGTTGGGAAATTTTCAGTACTTTCCTCTCAATAGTATAAATATCCTTTAAAGTACGTTTCCAGTAGTGGTCCGTGCTATATCGGAACTCATTTTTATATCTTGTTAATATTTTTAATTGTCTGTCTATTTCTTTTATAGCTTTTTTTGCTTCTCTTATTGATAACCCAATCTTTTGACGAGATGTTTTTTCTTGGTCATTTTTAAATCTGTTATACCTTGAAACTGCTTCGTCAAGTTTGTTAACCGATTCGGCTAATTTGTAACCACTTTTTTTGGCGGTCTTTTTTTGTCTGTCTTTATTTTTTTTCTTATTTCCCGTGAACGCGTGTGGGGTAGAGTAAACAGCAACACTAGCAGTAGTACTGATTTCTTCTATCTCATCTTCTAATATCTCTCTTACTAACTTTCTAAATTCTTCTTCAGTCATGACTTTGGAAATTATCTAACTGACTGTTTAGTTCATAACCAATCATTAGAGCGGTTAAGTGATTATTTTTAACGTGGTTGAGAGTTTGAAAGCCATCTAATTGCTTTACAACTTCCTGTAATTTAATTTGTTCTACTTCATTGTGTACATTTTTAATTTTTGACTTTAGTTCTTTTGATAGAATAATAGATTCTGTCTTGACCAAGTTTAATAAATACTGGGTATCAGAAGCGTTATTCAAATACTCTTTTAGTAGATTAGTTTGGTGTTCATTTAGGTTCTTATACTTTTTATTGAACTTTTCTAGAATCATTTTATAGGTTAATAATCTTAGGTCTTCTTCTTGTTCTCTTAAAGTATTGACCACCTCGCTCTCAACCACGATTTGTTTGTTTTCAACCTCACCACAAAGATACTCAACTAAGGTATATTTTGACTCACTTAGTTCTTGAACATTTTCGTATGTATATCCTTGTTGTGCGGACTCAAAGATTTTATACACTGATGCATAAATTTTATATGAAGGAACACGATTTGACAAAAACTTTTGTAAATCGTAATTGTCTTTGATTTCTTTTACTAGATTATATTTTTCTTCTCTTAGCTTTCTTGTATCTAAGTTTTTTCTTTGTTCTGTTAGTGCAGTAATATAATCTAGAGCATTAGTTTCGGATAACTTTTTACCACTAAAAAAAGAACGATATAGAATTAGTTCTTTTCCTAACTCTTTGTTTTTACTAAAATATCGTTCTACTACGGGAATGGCCTTGGAGTTTTTAACACCTGCTAAAATATCAGACGCAATTTGTCTGGTTAGTAATTCAAAAAGTATTCCGGTATTCTTGTATTTACTGTGTTTTATACTCATAGTCTTCCTACACTAAGTCTATATATTAAATATTGTCTATCATCACCAAAACATTAATCTTTTAATAAACCACTATCAGTAGTATCTAGGTTTAAATCTAAATCTTTCAATGCTTCTCGTAATCTTGGGTCTACGTATGATTTACCAGCTTTCTTATTTTTTGGTAATACATCCATAGCACCCAATATTTCTTTATATCCAAGTGGGTCACGACCTAACTTATCTTTGTCGGTTCCATACTTGTGACCTTCTGGTGGTCTACCCATTTTCTTTCTAGTGGCTAATAATGTTTCAACATCATCAAGTGCTTTTTCGGCATTGTAAATATCTTCGTCTTCCTCAACGGGAGGAGCGCCTTCTGGCGGAGCACCACCTTCGGGAGCCGCTTCTGGTGGGGGTGGTGGGTTGAGAACATCTTGTGTAACCTTCTGAACTTGACCTTCAAACTTAGCGTCATCAATAACACTGGCCTGTTCAATGATAATGTCTTCTTCAGTGACACCAAGAACATTCTTATAAATCCACTCACGGGAAACAAATCTACCCTGAACCAATTGGTCAGCGAGGGCAGCTTTCTCTTTCCATAGATTAATTTTTTCCATCTCGTAAACCATAGATGGGTTTGTTAGTGAGAGGCTGAAATCAACCAACTCTTCGTCACGATATCCAAGTGTGTAAAGATGAACAATAGCAATCTTGTTAAGTTCACTGACCACGATACGTTGGATGCGTTCAATTGTTCTTGCAAAACGAACGTCTTGTGCGGCTAATGTAGCCTTTCCACTTGTGTCTTCTTCGTATCCAATAAATGATTTTGGAACTTTAAAGGCAGCCATCAACTTGTGTAGTAGATACTCAACATCTTCAATTGCATTGAACTGAAGACCGCTTAGGTTTTCTACAGTGGTTCCACTATCTTTACCACGAACTGGGAAATAGAAGTCTTCCAATATGTTTTGCATATTATACTTCATATTATAGTCACCAGTTTGACCATCAACCAATGGTTGTCTCTTGACACTATTGATAATGCGTTCCATAAATGTGTCAATTTCGCCCGGGGGGATGTTACCCACATCTACCTTAAATATTCTCTTATCGGGAGCGCGGGTAACACGATGAATAAGCATTGCGTCTTCCATCAACTTGAGTTGTTTGTGGATTCTGCGTCCACCTTCTAACATTGACTTTCCGTATGGTAGGAAGTTTGAATCGGAAAGAAGACGGAAGTGAGCAATTTCGTAGTTTTCAAAGTCTTTCTTTTGAACAACAGAATGTTCACTATCAAGTTTAAAGGTGACCGCAAATGGATTACCAGTTTCTAAGTCACCCTCTACTCTTGTTGTTTCATATACAGATAATGGAACAACATTCATAACACCGTGTTCTGGGTGTATCATTAAATATAGATAAAAATCTCCGTACTTGCACATATTTCTTGTCCAAGGCCAGAGATTGAATTCAACGTTTAATATGTCGTAAAATAGATTAGTTAGGATTTCGTGTATTTGGTCGTTGTCAGATTTAATTGTTAAGATTTCATTAAATGGATTTTTGACCGTTGACTCATCTGCGTATATATCTAGAACTGATGCGATAATTGGGTCATTATCCATCAAGTCATAATCACGAAATAGTTGTAATCTAGCTTGTTGGAAAGCTGAATACATATCGTAATTACTTTGAGCACTAAATCCATATTGACCAGCATTGTGAATTCTGTGATATCGGTCAATTAAGTTTCTGGTTCCATATGACTGAATTTTAGATGTATCGGAAACCTTGAGTTTCTTACCACCGATATTTCTAATTACAGCTTGACCAGAAAATAAGCGCTTTAATCTTCTAAATAAAGATGTATCTGCCATTTATTAAATCCTTTAGTAGCCTCTTTCTCTTACTTGGTCACGGGTTTCTCTTTCTAACTCAGAAACTCTGTCCTTATCTTTTGCATAAGATACATGACCATGAATAGCGTGTAGCATACTATCACATTGTTTTGCCTTTTCCATAACCCACTCTTCTGGGTCATCGGTATCTTCTAAAACATTGTAGAGTTCGGCTGCCATTTTATGTATAGATTTAATATACCCTTTTAACTGCCTCTCGTCAAGGTCTTCACCCTCATACATTTCAACCAAGTCTTCAGTTTCAAGTGTGTTCTCTAACTTAGATAAGTCTTCTTTAGGATTATCCTTATCGGCATCCCAATCTAGACCTGACTTTGACTTCCCCTTATGAAGAACTTCTTTGTGGTCTTCACTTAATAAGTCACTTAGTTTAATCATTCTTCGTCTCCTGTATCACCACTCATAGCTAATTTGGTGGCAGTTGCGTATAATACATCTTCCCATTTATCACCATAACGTTTTTTGAAATCTGCCTTCTTTTTCATTAGTCTATCGGCGATTTTCTCTCTATTATCAACTTCTCTGTCAGTCATATCTTCTGACTCTTTCATAGCTTTTGCTACAGCCTTTCTTCTATTCTTAAGATACTTGTCAGAACTATCACTATCTCCGTCGTTATCAACATCATCGTCTTCTTGACCAACGGGGTCTAGTTCTTCTTTCTTCATTGCCTTACCAATGGCAGCTCTACGCTTCTTTAGGTATTTATCAGAACTATCGGTATCTCCATCATTATCAACATCATCATCCTCTTTTCCAACTGGGTCAAGGGCTTCTCCCATAGCACTTTTTGTAGCGATAGCATACATTACTGATTTCCATTTATCGCCATATTTTTTCTTGAGATAAGGAACTTTCTTTTTTAAATCTTTTACGATTCGTTCCTTTTTATCCTCTTGACCAGAAGTCATTTCGCGTTCTTTCATGACCTCTTCAATTTCTTCCTGAATGATAGAGATTAAAGTATTTCTGTCCATTTCATTTACCATTAAATTAGGTTAAAATAACTGTCGTTTTATATAAGTATCTAGTTATCGTAGTAACCATCGTAAATCTTCTTCTTCATTTTGACCAATCTGGATTTTCCATTCGTTTTCTGGTTTGTAATCTTTAGCGGTAAAGACTGCTTTGGTCTGGTGACCTGAGATACCACCCAACATTTGCTTGTTTAACTCAATTCCTTCTTGTCGTAAGCGTAATGCGGTGTCCCTAACCCACAAACCAATGGCTAATGCAAGGGTAAGGTCGTCATTATACCCATCTAGAGCTTCGGCTTTGCTGTTTTTCCAGATAAATGTCTCTAATTCGGTCAACATACGACTAGAATGGACGGTAATTGACTGTTCTCTCATATAAGACTCTAATTTAGCGATTAAAAGAGGTCTTGTTCGTTGTGAAATGGTAAATCCGGGAACCATTTTCTTTTCTTCAGCGTAATAACGACCGTGCATCTGGTGCATTGTGTCTACATACTTCATATCGTTACTCATATAGAAGAGATTTTGGTATCCACGGTCAATAATCTGTTGTATTGCGGCCCAACCAATGTTTGCGTTGTCTGGAATTATGATTGCATCGTTATATTCGGTGGCAATAGCGACCAAAAGGTTACCAAAGTCCTTGGGTGTTATCTTACCTTTGTATTCTGCGACCTGTTCTGACGCTTCAACATCAATAACGTGGAAGGTAGAGTAGTCGGAACCATCACCACGAGCAACGTCAGCTGCTACAATGTAGAATTTGGTGTAATCTGGTTGTTGCCATACCCATATATTGTTGTCAAACCCACGTTTTTGGATGGGGTCTTGTTGATAGGTCTGTTTGTAGAACTCAATAATCTCTGGTGATATGACCGTATTACCCGAAAAGATGAATGAAGCACCGTGCTCTTGAGCAAACCTCATCTCACCCATCTGTCTTAGTTGGTCATCAGCCCACGCTTGGTCGCGGTCGGGGTGAACTTCCCAATCTAAAAGGGTTCTCTCAAAGTCATTTTCACCTGCTTCAGAATCAACCCACGTTTTATGAAAGAAATTACCCATACCATTGGGGGTAGAAATCAATACAGCAG